TCACCGCCTGACTGCTTTATCAAGGCGTTCTGTCCATGCTTTAATTTGGTGGACTGCGGTTTTGCTCTGCTGGATCATGATGCCTTCACGGAGGATCTGGCTTTTCTTCAGGTCCAGGATATCTCCCTGCCTGGCGCAGCATAAATAAGCAAGTTCCATAGCCACTTTCACTGGGATGTGAGCAACGCTTAATAGAGCCTCATATTCCCTGTCAGTGACATAGCGAGTTCTGGCTTTTTCTTTAAACTGCTTCACCCCCTGGCAAGGATTCATCTTCACTTTGCCTCTTTCATATGCCCACCTGAATACACGAGAAATAAAAGCTTTTTCCCGGTTCGCCTGGACACGGCTTTTTACCCCTCGCTTGTCCATATACTTACGGATATGCTCTGGCTTGATGTTGTCTGGTTTCATCTTGCCAAACACAACAGTCACCTTTGCGCCGTATTTTCTGTAATCCTTACGAGTCTCTGTTGCCAGTTCGTGGAAATCCCCTGAAGTAAAGAACTCCTCACAAAGAGCATTAAAATTAGTGCGCACCTTTGTGTCATTTATAAAGTTTTCATAAGCCGACCAGACCTGCGCTTTGGTTAAATCCGCATTACACAGCCTGACTGTTCCGCCTTCTGGTGTGCGAAATTCATAGGCAGACTTGCCCCGGCGAACGCGGGGCGGCATCCAGTTATCTTCTGGGTTTTTACGAGCTCTGGGCATTAGCACATGTCCTTGAAGTTTGGTTCTTCTTCCTCAGGATTGCTTACTACCAGCCTAAGTCCAGCAGGATTGGAAACATGATCCCAGGTGGTACCTGGTCTACCATCCCTACGGGGAACAAAAAACACACCACTCTCTTTCAGTGCCTTGCACTGAAGGGAAGGGCGACGATAACCAGTAAGCTGGTAGAGGTCATCAGGAGTAAGAAAACGTTGGCTTTGTCCGCTCATCGTGTAGTTCTCCACATATCCGGCTGCACCCGGCACATATCAATTGGTTTTCAAAACGCTAAATGCCATGAATACTTCAAGAGTGAACCTTCTATAAAATTTGACGAACCCACAATAAAAAATATATGTCATCAATAGCATAGCCAATGTTGATATAAGATTGAAATGGGAGTTGTTGCCTGACCATATATTAATCGAAAGAGTGCAAAGAGCGACCCAAAAAAATATTAAAAAGACCAAGCAAACGTTCCTGCAAAATCCATATAAAGCCACGTAATTTTGTATTTTCGGTTGGTGGTTGGAGGAGTGGTCATAAGAATAATGGTAGGCAAGCCTAAATAAATCTCCTTGCAAAGCAAAATTATTTTTCAATTGGTTTAAATCAACGGAGAAAAATTTTTGATAGGATGTGGCTAGCATGTTCCATAGAGGAGTGGCTAATTCCTTAGTAAGCTCTCTAGAGTAGAGTTTATTAAAGGTAATTAAGTCAGGAAACATATTGGACAAAGGATTGTTTTAATAATTAGATACTTAAATTTTCTCCCCCAGTTCTTCTTAACCACATCTTTGAAATGATTATTTAACTCCCAGAAAAGATAAATTGAAGGGTACTGTAATGTATCATTCATGTACTTTTCCACTAAAAAAGCAGAGCAAATTGCTATTGCATGGCCAATGATATATGCGAGTATAACAATTGAAGAATATCCTAACAAACTGAGAGAAGATTCCTGTTCAATTGCTGCTTTCTTTAGCTGGATAATTACGTCCCAGTCAAGAGTGATTCCGCAAAAGTATAGAAGATATAGAAACAATCCTCCTGGTATAAGGTAACCGAGGAAATCATATATTGAAAATGGGTTCTGGTTCATATTCTCTCACTTGAAAAGTTGTAATTTATAGAGTGCAATATTATAAACGATCTCTCTTACGTAGTTTATCTACTATTTTTTTCTTTTAGATTGCGTTGTAAACATCCAGTTGATTTATCCAAAACTATTCATGCTCAACGGTTAGAGGCCATTGCGTGTTTAAGCACTGCATTCTCCGCAGTCAGCGCCACAAAATCAGTTTGAACCTTACTAAGTTCAAGAACAGCAACCTGAACTGCATAAGCGAAGTTGGCGGAAGGGACGTCACGAGCAACTTCCGCATCACGCTGCATACGAACCGCAACGGCCATCAATTCATCCAGCTGCTCGCCGGTCATTGGTTTATTGGTTATCATGATTCGCTTCCTGCTGAAGTTTGTGCTGCTTAACAAAGTGGGCCACGGCTTTGGACTGGCTGGTTACGATCCCGTTAAGGGTGACGCTTTTCCCCCGATAAATTGGCGTGGTACCAATCTCTACACCGTCGAGACTCACATGAAGAGTTTTCCCGCGTACTACAGCAGAAGGGATTGGCTGAGACAGTCGATAGGTTTCACGCGCTTCAGCAATCGCTTTGTGTTCGTCGATAATGGACAGAGCTTCAGCCAGCGCAGCACCCTGGATGGTGAATACACCTTCGTCACTGATCTCCGCCTGGGCCATCAGTTCTACGAAACGACGCGCATTCTTGATGCTGAGTTCTGGAGCGATAGCGCTGCGGGTCACTTTCGTTTTACCCTGGGCGGCCGCAACTGCTTTATCGTGCTGGAGCACCTCGCCAGCCTTTTCGCCGTACTCTTTTACGCGATCAACAGCAACGTCAACGGAGACGGCCCCGGATTTAACTTCCTGCTGAACGTCATAGTTCGCGGTGCTGAGCGTCAGTAACTTTTCAACCGTACCGACTGACTTATTGACCAGTTTCGCAATCTCGCTGGTGGTCTGGTTAAAGGCGTTGTGCAATTCCTGAATAACCGCAGCCTGCTCAATATCGGAAAGGGGCAACTGGTTATTGCTGGTCATGATACGCGCCAGGCGCTGCACATCGTTTCCGTTAAACGGCATGATGTGAATGCGGTCTACTGGCTTACCGGCTGCACGGCAGCGCTCATAGCAGCGGCGACGGCGGTGGCCTTCAACTACCCAAACACCACCCTCATCACGTGCGATAACTTCCAGTGGAGGAACCGAACCACCGTTCATCAGGTAGGTAAAAAGCTCGTCATCTGCCTGGATGGTGCGCTCATCGTCATCATGACGCTTGTTGAAACCTGCACGAACGTGGATATCGTCGAGGCTAATGAACATCCCGGTATCAGTGCGCTTGATAGTCCCGTCTCGGGACATCTGCTTGAATGAGTTAGCCATCAGAGTGCCACCTCGTTATTGAGGCAAACGATCACCGCAGGCAGTTCACGTAACTCACGCTGCGCTTCCAGTAAGTGCATATTGGTGGGCGTTTTGGTGTGGCGTTCTTCGATGCGGTCACACTCTTTGGCCCAGCTGGTTACGTCTTCACGAAGAGTAGCGTTCTGCGTGGCCAGCTCTTTGCGCTGTGACATGGCTTCACAAAGAGCAACGCTGGTATAGTCCAGACGGTTAGCCAGTTCGGTCATGATCCCGCGATAAGCCGGGGGAAGGAGAGGGGCCGCTTTACGGGCAGCATCGATCAACTGCTCTCTGGTCATGCGTGGTTGTAACTCGGTGACGGTCTGTGCGTTCGTCATGGTTAGTTTCTCCGTTATATAAGCGTCCTGCACGACGCTGAATTTTGGTTGCACGAATCCCGCGCCTTACGGCGAGAGAAAATTATTTTGGTTCGCTTTAATAAGCACCCAGGGTAGGGCGCTTAATGAAGCGGGCGACTGCCATCGCCGGTTAGTTCTCCACACAACTGGAAGCGCACTCCAACCTTTCACACCTGTCACCCATAACTGATGGATTAAGGAATGCGCTTACAACTGTGAAAATGGGCGGTCGGCATTAAGGACATTCACAACTACCGACCGCCAAGACTACACACAGCTTTCTTTACTACGGGTTACCACGCTGGCTACGTGATATGGATGTGGTGGCCGGTGCCGATCTCCGGCTTTCGGGCTGGTTGTGCCAGGGCCCGCACGGATTAAAAGTCCGCTGCACATCAGCCTGTGCGTTCACCACAACGGAAAGGGCACTGTCGGGACAGTCGGACTGGATAAGCTGCGCCTGCTTACTCACCGACAATGCTCTTACCTGTTGCACCCTCGTCTCTTCCGAGGTGTCACACCTAACCGCCACGCTGGTGAAACGTCTCTGACTGTCGTTCGTGCCTGGCTTGCACATTCCGGCTACCCGGCATGGAAAGTAGCTTAGAGGAACCCTGCCGGACCGCTGCGACACATGTGCCATATGCCGATGGATTTAAGATAATCATAAATTGCGAATGACGCAAGTAATAAAATGCATATTACGCAATTTTAGGGGCAAAAAAAAGACCTCAAGTGAGGTCTGATTCTATGAGGAGTCTTTCTAACCGTGGCGTTTAAAGGACTGAGATTGGCTGATCAAAACCTTTCCGTAGATATGAAATCTATGCTCGTTATCCTTCGTAATGTTCCATTCTCTGTACATTGGATTATCGGAGATAACCAGCAGCTGGTCTGGGATCATCTGAAGACGCTTAACGTAAACTTTTCCGTCGAACCCAAACACGTAGATGCCATCGCCATCAAATTCATTAACGTTTACATCAACAAAGATTAGGTCACCAGGTTCAATGGTAGAAGCCATGCTATCGCCACGAACGTTGATGACTTTGACTCCTGATGACGTTCTGCCACCAAACATAGCTAATGCCTGGTCGTTGCTGTATTCGATAGCGTGGATAACATCAATGACATCGCTACCCTGAATATGTCCTGCCCCGGCGCTTGCGCTCACATCAAGTACCTCGACTCTGTATACATCAGCAACTTTGAGTGCTGGCGTATCGCTTCCACTGTTTATATATACAGTAGACTTATTTTCAGCAGAGGTAAATAGGTCAGGTACACTGACGCTTAATGCTTGAGCAAGTCTGTTAAGTGTTTGTTCTGAAAACTGCTTTTGCTTACCCGTTTCAAGGCGGGAAATATTGGCAGCATCAACCCCCACAGCCTCTGCAAGCTCTGCGATTTTTAAATTCTTCGCCAGGCGAAGTTGTCGTATGCGAGATCCTATATTCATGCGCCCATTACATGTTGTTTTTGCGTCTCATGCAAAGCAACTTGCGCAATTCGCTAGCATGCAATAAAATGCGTATTACGCAAATAAGGAGGTATTATGCAATCACCATTAAGAAAATTGCGTAAATCGCACGGTATGACCTTGTTGCATGTTGCGACTGGCGTACAGGTTGACCCGGCAACGTTGAGCCGCATTGAAAGATGCGAGCAAGTCCCCTCTGTAGAGCTGGCTGAACGTCTGGCTAAGTTCTTTAAAGGGGAGATCAGCGAGTTGCACATTTTATACCCGAGTCGCTATCAAGCATCTGCCGACGTTGCAGGCAAGGGTAATCGTAATGCGAAAGCAGCAATCTAATAACTACCAAAGGAAAAACAAAATGGTAGACAGCATAAACACAGCGATTCGCCTGATGTGTAAGGCACATAAAAATGGTCGTGTCGGTATGGCAGCCGATCTTGGCATGACCATCGATCAGTTTCACAACCATATGTACCAGAAGTGCAGCAGCCGATTTTTTACCTTGGCTGAACTGGAAAAGATGCAGTCAATTTCGAAGACCTCTCACCTGGCTGAGTACTTTGCAGCGCAGTGCGGAAAACTGCTGGTGGATATTCCGACACCGGGCAGCCTGGACAACGTCGATCTGTATGAGCTCGATATGAAGGCGACGGCGGCAGCTGGCGAACTGGCATCAGCAAAGATGGCTGCAGCAGCAGATGGTGTGATTGACCGGAAGGAACGTAAGACCCTGTCGGATTTATTCAACAACAAGCTTCGTCACCAGATTCACGGGTTTCTGGGCTTCATGGCGCTTTATGGGGTGGGCGTATCGGATCAGGCAGTGGATATTTTTATTTCAACCGGCAGAAAAGGTGACGCCCCGAGTGTGCAGCTCGAGGCGTCTGGCGCGCCGGTTCTTTAAGTGGAGAAACTAACGCATGAACAGTTTAAACCGATTCAGGCCAGCTAAGCAATTCAGATGCCTTCCGCTGGTGGGTAAGAACGTCCCGTTCGGCTATGTCGAAATAGTACCTGGTGATAACGGGGACAACAACTACCAGCCATGTGCAGAAATGGTAGCCGCATTTGCTCTGATGAACGAGAAGGGGCGCGAAGAATGGCTGAAGTTGACCGCAGGTTCAGAGACCACCGAGGTATCCCGGTACGGGTTATCAGATGGGAGCCAGATACACGACGCGTTATATACCTTCGCGAAGGGTACGGTCATGAATGCTTCAGCCCTCTTGAGCAATTCCAGCGAAAATTTACAGAGTTAAAGGACTGCCATGAGCCTGTTAATGCCATCCCGGCCAATAGTGATAAACCCTGACCTTGCGTACAGCATTGGCCTCAATGAGGCGATTGCGTTGCAGCAGGTGAACTACTGGCTGAAAGAGACAAACTCCGGCCTGGAGCGCGACGGCGTGCGCTGGATATATAACACCAATGAGCAGTGGCTAGAGCAGTTCCCGTTCTGGTCTGAGTCCACCCTGAAGCGCACCTTCACCCGCCTGAAGACTCTCGGTGTGCTCAAAATAGAGCAGCTGAACAAGTCCCAGCGCGACATGACGAACTACTACACGATCAATTACGAAAGCGAGCTTTTAGACGAGGTCAAAGTGACTAAATCCAGGAGTTCAAATTGCACTCATCCATCAGGTCAAAATGAACCGATGGAACAGGTCAGTGTGAAACGCTCCATCGGGTCAAAACGAACCGCTGTCATCAGGTCAAATTGCACTGATGTTCTTACAGAGAATACAACAGAGAGTACTACAGAGAATAAAACACCTTCTTGTCCGGTTGCGTCGCAACCCGACCCTGAAGTGTTGATCACTGACAATGCAATTCTGGTATTAACCCATCTCAACCAGGTCAGTGGATCGCGTTATCAGAAATCAAAAACCTCTCTTGAGAACATCCGGGGCCGCTTGCGAGAGGGGTTCAGTGTTGACGACCTGAAAATGGTTATCGATTTGAAGCATGAGCACTGGAGCGGGAACGACGACCAGTATCAGTACATGCGCCCTGAAACGCTGTTTGGCCCAAAGAAATTCGAATCTTATTTGCAAAGCGCAACCCGCTGGGACAGCAAGGGGCGGCCAAAACGTCAGGACTGGGAAGGGCAGCGTAAAACCTCAGACGTGATGAGAATTTGCACTCCAGATAAAACAATCCCTGCTGGTTTCAGAGGAGCAAAATAATGAGCCTTATGAAAACACTCGAAATATTTATTGCCGATAACCCAGGCTTAACCAGCCGTGTTGTGGTCAACTAAAACTGGCCACCGCGTTAGAGTTTTTCCAGTATCGGTTTTCTGATTCGTTTGGTGGTAACCCACCATTATATTCGTGCGGTCTTAGTGCGCTGTAATATCCAACGATATAGTCCGTTATTGCGTGAGCTGCATCGCTGAAGCTTACATAGCCCGTCGCTGGCACCCATTCGTTCTTCAGACTCCTGAAGAAGCGCTCCATTGGGCTGTTATCCCAGCAGTTTCCACGCCGACTCATACTCTGCCTGATCCGGTATCGCCACAGTAACTGCCGGAACTGCCTGCTCGTATAATGACTGCCTTGATCGCTGTGGAACATCACCCCGACGGGCTTACCACGGGTTTCCCATGCCATTTCCAGTGCTTTCATGGTAAGCCTGCTGTCCGGCGAGAACGACATGGCCCAGCCCACTGGTTTTCTTGCGAACAGGTCGAGAACAACGGCGAGGTACGCCCAGCGCTTACCCGTCCAGATATAGGTCACATCACCGCACCACACCTGATTTGGTTCCGTTACGGCGAACTGTCGCTCAAGATGATTCGGGATAGCAACGTGCTCATGACCGCCACGCTTATACCGGTGAGTCGGCTGCTGGCAACTGACCAGCCCCAGCTCTTTCATGAGTCTGCCAGCAAGCCAGCGCCCCATCTGGTAGCCTCTCTGGGTTGCCATTGTGGCGATGCTTCTTGCTCCGGCAGAGCCGTGGCTGATGCCATGCAGTTCAAGTACCTGGCTGCGTAATACAGCCCGTCTGCCGTCTGGCTTTTCAGGACGGTTTTTCCAGTATTTGTAGCTGCTGCGATGGACCCCGAACACATGGCAGAGAGTGGCCACAGGATAACGCGCCCTGAGTTTCCCGATTATCGAGAACTGTTCAGGGAGTCTGACATCAAGAGCGCGGTAGCCTTTTTTAATATTTCATTTTCCATTTCAGTACGTTGTAGCTTTTTCCTGAGCTCACGGATTTCAATTTGTTCCGGGGTAATGGGGGAGGCTTTTGGTGTTTTTCCCTGCCGCTCATCACGTAATTGTTTCACCCATCGCGTCATTGTGGAAAGGCCGACATCCATAGCGCTGGCTGCATCTGCCACGGTGTAATTCTGGTCAACGACCAGTTGAGCGGATTCGCGTTTAAACTCTGCGCTGAAATTTCTTTTTTTCATTATGGCACCTGTGTTGTTCTGAGGTGAGCATATCACCTCTGTTCAGGTGGCCAAATTCAGTAAACCACTTCAACCACAACAATGATTCTCCTCAAGCCATTTATCAAATCGTTCAGCTTCAATATCCAGCAACTGGTCTTTCACGCTTCCCATAACACCTGCACCTCTCTGTGTGGTCCTCTAAATGAGAAATCCCGCCTGTTCACAGCTTTCCTTACGGCCTGCTGCTATAAAAGATCCATATACCATGCCGCTTCATCAGGGCAGCTCAAATCGAGCTCAAACGCTCCTTCAGGAAGCGTACGGGATTTATAACCGCCGTCAGAATACTGAAAGGCCCACTCTTTCATATCCGGAGCATCGAGGCGGCTGGCCATTTCCTCGTATATCCCATTCTCCTCATCGAGAAGCACAAGAAGAGTTTCCCCCTGCGTATTTATCGTACGGTATAGCCATACTTTCTGGCAGCCATAACCTGAAAGCATTTCCAGAATTGAAGAAGGTGAAACGCTGTTGCCCTGATTGATGTATGTCGTTGTGTTACTCATAATTGATTTCCTTATCGTAAGCTTTCTACTAATTACTGTATTTATCATCATCTGCGTAACATTCCATTGTCCGCCTAAAATGATTAGCAAGATAACAGTACCATCCCGCAATTACCGGATGCACCAATCCCGAAATTCCGAAAAATCGATAATAGCAGGGTTTCCGGAAGCGAGAAGGAAAGCTGTATCAGTACAGCCCCGACAGGCGGGTCAGGAATTGGGAGGGAGGAGTGTTACTAACTTATTATAATATAGCACATATTTAATCTTTTTTTCAAAAATATGCGCAGAAAATCGCCGTGATCCGGGACTGCCTTTTTTCGGATCCCGGATGACAAAACGCAT